TATGTTCAGTCCGTAGTCGAAATTGCTGCGACTCGTTCGCGCCGACAGGCACTGGAGGAGGCTGCCAAGGTGGCATGGAAATTCGGCGGCAATCGCCGTGATGTCGCGGCCGACGCCATCCGAGCCCTGACGTAGCTCCTACTTCGCTGTGGCCTGCTGAACGACTGCCTTCATCTCGTTGGCATGCTGGATGGTGCGCAGTCCTGCATAGGCCCACGGAAGCGTGAGCAGAATCGACAGGATCGTGGTGTCGGGATGCTGGTTCATGAAAACGTAGGCACCCGCGCCGATCAGGCTGAGCCATGACTGACCGGGTCGCGTCCAACGCACGAAGCGGTCATCGGCCTTATCGCCCGCACGGATTGTCTCCTGCGTTTCATGCTGCTCGGCCTGTTCATCCTCGAACTGCAGTTGCGCCATCTTCTCGATATGCGCATTGATGTTCGCCTGCTCTTGGATGGCGAGTTCCTTCAGCTTCACCAAGGTTTCAGGGCTTTGTTGGAAGGCGGCCATGGCTTGAGTTGGATCAGCGGTTCCTGTCGCCCCGGCTACCAGCTTCACGCCTAGCGCCATTGCCGCAGGAACGTTCCCTGTCAGGAGGGAGCCGACCAGGGCAGCCCCCGTTCCTGCATTGGCCTTGAGCCAGTCGCCTACTGAATTCCAATCCATCACATCTCCTTCATCGCCCAACGGCGCAGGACACACACCAGCACGTAGACCGCACCGACGAAACACAGGACTAGGAGGAGCTTCATGCGAACTTCCCTCCTGCACGTTCGTAGGCATCTTCCAAAGACGCAAGATCGTGCTCATGCTGGCCATACCCTGCGCCCGGGAAAGACGCCCAACGCGATGAGCACTTGCCGATCGCCACTGCGATGTGGCCGGTTTCGATGTCATCCAGTGCCCGGCATTCTTTGATCAACTGCACGGCCCATTTGTCCTGAGACTGCGGGCCAAAATCAGGAAGCGACAGTTGCAGTTTGTAGTGAGGCCAATACCTGCCCATGAACTGATACCGGCCTGCGGCATCGGAGTTCATCGCATCGTTGTGGATTTGGGGGTGGGTTGCGTAGCTGTCGAACAGCAATGGTTTCCCGGGAGTCGAGCCCACCAGGACGTTGTAGCCGTTGTCGCTCATGGCCAGCATCGCAGGACCAATCTCGCTCCAGGCGATCATGTCCAAAAAGGCTTTGAGGTTCGGGCTCATTTGTCCACCTTCCTATCCAACCCGTCATGCAATGCATGAAGTAGTTCCCGGTGACGGTCCTCACTTCGTCTTGCGTGCTCTTCCAGCTTGTCAAAGAGCTTCCCCATCACGTCCCGGTGCCGGTCTAGCTCTCGTGAATTGGCCTCCACGCTGTCCTTGCACTCCTTGCGGATGTCCTTGATCTGCTCTCTTTGCATGTTCCAGACGATTCCGCCTAGGGCTAGAACCCCGGCCCATACGTTTTCTAAGAGCTTTGTCCACAGGGACGGATCGGGGTCTTGCATGGGTGTCCTTTCGCTTGGGGCAAAGAAAAAGGCCCGGGGGTTAGCCGGGCCTTGTGAATGAATCTGCAAGATTAAAGGTTGAAAAAGCCCACCTTGTGAGCTACCTTCGGATGATGCGAAAACTTCTTATCCCTTTGGCGATAATCTTGACCGCTTGTGGGGGCGGTGGCAGCGGCGGTTCCGAGGCCGCTGCGAGCCCCGCCACTTCTGTCGTTACCGCTCCTGTCATCGTTGATTTGCGCGGTGACAGCACGCAAGCCGGGCTGGTGGATGACGGCACGGTAGGCAACCATCCGCCGAGCGCTATTGCAGAACAAATCCTTCGCCAGCAAACCGGACGAAACATCACGCTTGTAAATAACGGGGTAGGCAGCCAGCGTCTTGAGCGTCTTTTGGATGGACGCCTCTGGGTCGATGGCCATCGGGAGCAAGGCCCAGTATGGTCCGAAGTGCTTGCCTCCGATCCGGCTTCCGTGATCGTCGTCAATCATGAGATCAACAACGCCATTCGCAACCAGCTCACCCCTGTTTCCGTCTTCCAGGGCTATCTCGTTCAAGTCGTCCAACAAGCTCAGGCCGCAGGAAAAACGGTGGTGATCGAAACTCCTGTGCCCATCGTTTCCACCGGAACCGTAGGGGCTCTCTTCGATCAAGACCTGCAAGCCCAGCATGTCCAGATGATGCGCGATGTCGCTCGCTCTACCGGAGCCGGGCTGTGCGACATCTACGCGGCTTTCCAACAAGCCAATCGGGTGAATCTTCAAAACATGCCAGACGGCGTTCATCCCTCGGCCGTCGTTTATGAGGGTTTCATCGGGCCGCAACTCGCGACCTGTCTGCTCCCCTATGTTCACTAGGCCATTACACTACCGGTCAGGCCGGTAGAAGACGTGTTCGTGCCCTGCCATGTGGTAGTACCGGAAGCTCCACTCAGCTCAAGCCACACATAGGAGTGATACCCAAGCTGGGCATAGTCTTCCAGCCTTGCAGTGACTTGCGCAACCGCGCCAGCCACAGGAATGTCAACACGGCCTAACAAGACACCTGTCGCACTGGTGGTAGTGGAGTCAAGGCCAATAGAGGTCACGATCGATACGTTAGCCCCAGTGTTGGTGGCGGCATGTCGCGCCTCGAAGCTCACGCCATCTTCGACCAGTCCACAGATGTAGTTCAGCTGGTTATTCGTGTTGTTGTTCACCTGCCGGGCCGTTGCGACCGTGTAGTTCCAGGTGGACGCGGTTTCGACCACTCTCATTTCACGACGCACGCGGTGGTAATAGTTCCAAAGCAGTCGCTGGCGCGCCGAGTCTTCTGTTGTAGTAGCTGTCAACGCATGGAACGTGCCGAGATAGCGGCGGGTGGCATCGCCTGATTTCACAAGCACCCCATCTTGATAAGTCAGGGCCGTCGCTCTTGCAGTAGTGCTCGTCCAGGCCAAGACTTCCAAGGTCGGAGTGCCCGAATTCGAATAGCAGAACACGTCATAGGGACGCCCTGCGGTCAGGCCGGAAAGCGCAAGGGAAAACTGAGACGAGCTGTAGACCTGCCAAACCGAGCCCGTATACAGGGCGATCTGGTTGCCCTTGTAGGGGCACGCATAGATGGTGCTAGCGGCAGTCTGATCCGATGTGGACACAGGCGCGCCGGACTGCAAAGTAAGCCGAAAGCCATTCGGGCTCACGTTCCCTACCCCGTCGCGCAGCATAGCGATGAACGACAGTGCATACCGAATCGCATCATCCAGAGCGGACGGCGGATCGGCTGTACCGTCAGGTCCGTTGCTGGAAGCCGTTTGGGATAGTCCGGCGAGGGTGGTGTTCACGCTCATTGGGTGGCCTTAAAATGAAAAACCGCCTCGGTGGGCGGTTTAGGGGATAGCTTGAGATTCGATCCGATTTTTCTGGGCTGGATCGTCGCGCTTTGCATACTGTGGGTGATCGATTACCTACGGGGGCGGCGCAAGTAACCCTCCGGTGACTGCCACTCCTGGCAGAAGCAGTCCTTGTGCAAGGGGCTGTTTCTGTACGGGAGCAAGAAGTCCCGGCACGACGTTCTGAGCTTGACGGTTCTTGATGGCGATCTCGATGTTGGTCAGAGGCTTAGTGATCGCCGCCTCGCCAAGCGGAATCTTGTTTAGAAACGCTTTCAGAGCGTCGTAGCCCTTGCCGAGCAACAGGGCCCCGCTGTTCGAGTTGTTCACCGCTGAACCCACAGGCTGAACCTGCATGTAGCTGGCTACGCGGCCATTGGCTCGAAGCACGGCGAGTTCGTCCGGAGTAAAAAAGAGCGAGAGCTTCCTGTCGCCAATCTGGTTCAAGGTTTTATTGAAGGCTGACTGGCTGAATTTCCCTACTTCGTCGGCCGCACCGTTGAGAGCTTTTTCTTTGAGGTGAGCCAAGATCGCATTGCGAACATCAGCGACCGGTGCGTTTTGCGCGACGGCTTGTGCATCTTGAAGCGTTCCGCCAATCACAAACCGCTTGATGAAGTCGTCCGGTTGTGCGCCTCCTAGAGCGGCTTCGATCGGTCGAGCCGATTCCTGCCAGCCGAAACGCTGCGCAGCTGCGGCACGGGCGCGGTTCATTGCATCCAGTACGTCGTTCGCCTGACCCGTGGCATTCCTGACCACGGAGGCCTGCGCTGCGGTCAGCACACCAGGCCCGAGCGTCGGTAGGTTGACCGGCGTGTTGTCCAGCGCATTCCGCGCAATCGAAATCGCTGCGCGGACGTTCCCGTCAGTGGAATTTCTGGAGGCAGTGGCGAACATGGTCTTGAGCATGTCCACCGTTTGCGGAGTGAAGGGGGTATTTCCGCTGGAGATCTGATTGAGGGTATCTCCCAGCTCTTTCGGCAGAAACGCCATGCGGTTTTCCCGCTGGAGTGCGCCGAAGATGTTATCGATGAACGGCTTGCGATCCAGAGGAAGGTCACCTCCAGCAAGATTCCGAGCGTTCGAGTAGAGCTGGTTGACGCCCCCTGCAAGACGGGCGTCTTCCGAGTTGATGGCCCCGATGGCAGATTGACCCGCTAGGAACTGGTCGCCCTGCGCAGCTCCAGCCTCGTTCAGATTCGAGATGAGCTTTGCATTGTTTCTGTTCTGGATCATCGGCAGCGTCTGCAAGGACGCGTCGGAGCTGTTCGCGCCGATCTTGGCGAGGTTCTGCTCTTTTGTGATCTGAACCGGATCGAGCGACACCATCCCCCGGGTAGGAGTAAGGCCCGTCATGCGGAAGTCAGCCAGCCTGCGCAGCGCTGCCGGGTCGAGTTCTTGGCCCGTATTCAACGCATTCGCCACGTCTTTACGCAAGGAATTCTGGGCCGCAGCGGGAATCTGGCTCCAATCGACACCAGCGCGTTGAAGCGCCACGCTGATTTGCTGATCGGTGGGCTTTGAAACGAGGCGCTTGGCTGCATCCATGACCGATTCTGCAGCTTGAGGAGCGAGGCCCCCAGCAACCCCGCCAATTACAGAGGCGATACCCTGCTCTAGGGGGTTGCCCCCGGCTTCTCGAGAAGCGCCGCCCAGCAAACCAGCGCCCGCAGCCGAAGTGAGTTGTTGAGGGACATTGCCCGCAAGGCCCGAGGCAATATCACCGACGATGCCCGGGATGGCAGCAGCTTTCGAGGCGAGACTCGCGCCGCCGGCCGATCCTGCAACTAGGCGCGTTGCATCACCGATGACCCGTTCGTTGGCGTTTTGGGGCTTGGGCAGACCGAGCCAGTCCGCGAAGTTGCTCGCGGCCACTCCAAGGGGAAGTGATTTAGGCGCAGGACGTTGCCCTGTGACCAACTGCGAAACGGTGGGAGCACGGTCAGGAAGGAGCTTGTCCGTGAAATAGCGAATGGGTTCCGTCACGACCTGCGCCGTATTGGCCAATCCTTCAAGTCCATAGCGGGCCGTCAGCCCAAGCTGCCGAGGGATATCGCCGATCCCTTGATTGATGGCTGTCCCAGCTTGCACGGACGCAAGTCCGCGTTCTGCTGGCGGGGCTGGCGTCGATGTCCCGATCAGCGAAAGCAGCGGGTCAGTGGGCGAGCTCGGTTGGGCTCCCGAAGCGCTCGACCCGTTCAAGACATCCAGCAGAGGATCAGCCACTTAGAGCCCCCCGATGTTTTTAAGAGCGGTGGCTTTCATCATGAGAGATGTGTACGCGCTCGGGTTGGTCCTTTTCAGGTTATCGACATAGGCTTGCTGCCGTGCCGGGTCCATCGTCTTAAGTTGGAAGAGAACTGGGTCGAAGTTATTTCGCCAAGTCCGCTCGAATTGATCCATGTTCGCCACATTTCCGCCCTGCTGGTCCTTCCACGCCTGCGCGGCATTGGCTTTACCCTGAAGCGCAAGTTCCCCGGCTTTGCCCCATTCGGCCATTGCCTGAAGGGCTTGCGGGAACATCTTGCTATTGGGGTTGGCGCGTGTGAATGATTCCAGCTGTGCATCCGTTCCCGTACCTCCCGCCGCCTGCCACGCACGCTGAGCGTTCTGGTAGAGGAACTTGTTCAGCTCCTGGAAGCCCGAAACATCGTCCTTCCAATTGCCAGTCACGTTCTTGAGCAAAGGCGTGTTCGCGGCGAAGCCCTTCACCGCGTTGATCCACTCCTGACCGGGACCCGTGGTGACCCCCTGTTTGGACAGGTTCAGGATGTTGTCGAAGACGTTGACTCGCGTTGGACTGTCGGAAGACTGGGTGATGAGCGAGTTGTAGCGATCGGCGTTCGCGCCAGCGAGCTTTTCCTGAGATTTCTCGAAACCCGGCGCTTGAGCGGGAGTGATGACCGATTCGCTCCTAGGAAGCGATTGCTGCATGCGGATCGCTTCGCGGACATTCGCCTGATCTTGCGGAGGCAGCTTTGCAATCGCCGCCTCCAGACCAGGAGCGTTGAGGTCGAAGCCCGGGGTCAGGGACGCGCCGGCTTGCGGAGGAGGCAAGCTGCCCGTTGCTCGTTGAACGTCTTGAGCAACCGTGCTGAACTGCGGCTTGCCGTTCACATAAACTACGGAAGGCGTTGCTTGCGCCTTGCCGAAGGTCTTGGCTCGTTCGCCCAGCCCAATGGCAGCTTCTGCATTGCCGATCGGCTGATATTCGATGACATTTCCGTTCGCGTCGAACCGAGGCATCGTGCCTTCGGGTACGTGCGGATTGAAGGCAACCACTTTCGACGGATCAAAGGGATCGCGAAGAATAGAGCCTGGCCGCGCATTCACCGGAGCTACGTAGTTCTGCTTGGCCAAGTTGCCTTGGATCATGGAACGCCCGATTGGCGAATTCGGATCGATCCCAGCGGCCATCAGCATCTTGGAGAAGTCTGTCGGCGAGTTGTAGCTCGTGACTGCTTTGGCAAGTTCAGCTGGCCCCCCCAGCGCGAGCGTCACGCCCGCTTGTGAGGCGGGCATCCCGAAGATATTCCCGCCGCCTGCCGATGCAGGGGCCGAGGAAGTCTGGCCACCTGTGGGAATTCCAAACGTACCGCTGCCCAATGATCCGCCAGGACTCGGCTCGATAGCAGGCTGGGACGGCGCTGCGGTAGCCGCCTGACCGGACAACGATCTGCCGATCATGTCATAGACCGGCTTGAGCGCTTCCCATTGTTGTTGCGCGCGCTGCAACTCGATATTCCGAATCTGCAATTGTTGCGCGAGGTCCTGACGTTTGAGCTGATCGGTCTGCAGCTGTCGGTACGTGTCACCTGCTTGCGCAAGTCGTCCTGCAAGGTTCGTCGGCGTCAGAGAGGGAGCAGCGGCTGAGAGAAGGCCCAGCGCCTGCATCCCGTCATCAGTGTTGAACGCGTCGAGAAGTCCCATTTCAGCCGCCCGGGTAGTCGTTGAAGTTGGTGGCGTAAGTTGACATCGCAGGCGCTGGAGTCGGAGCGGGCGTCGGCATCGGCGGTTTCGCAGCGGTGGCCAGACTTGTTCCGAGCAGCCCTGCAACGGGCTGGTAGGTCGAGGTCGGCATCGGCGCGAATCGATAAGGAGCCGGTTTAGCCAGAGGGTTCGAACGGTCGAAACCACTTTGCGACATCTGCGTCAGAAGGCCGGGAATCATCCGGTTGATGTAGTCGTTCCCGTTCAGGAGGTTTGCATACGCTCCTTGTTGAAGGGCGTTGAACGGATTGTTCTGGTAGTACCCCTGCAGGTTCTGGCCGTAGTTCAGGTTCTGCGTGAGCCATGGAATCGCAGCGCTCCAAGGCTCCTTGCTAGCGGTCTGAGTAGCTCCTTGGGAGTCGCCGCCCATAAGCCCACCCGCCACAGCCCCGACAATGGGTCCGATTGCCGATGAAATGAACATGATTTAGTCCTTGGGTTGCCGTGTTTGGAGAGAGCCGCTGTTCTCTACCGATTCGTCTTCAATCTCTTCGAACTCAGTGAGATCGGTTCGAACGATGGTCGTCCACATCGTGTCCGCATGGGCATGGGCCACTCGTTTACTTCCCGCACATGCAGGAAGGACGTGATAGCCCGTTAGCCTGAGAGCTCCGTCATCCGTCGCAATCGTCACGTCCCCACAAACGATGTTGACGTGATCTTTTCGGTGAACTGCACCAATGAACGTCGTCCCGGCAGGGATCAATCCCGTCCGTGTGTAGATGCCACCATGAACCCCTTGATCCGGAGGGATCACCCGCTGGGGCAACTGGCGCATTTCCGCTTCAAGGCGCGCGACCTGATTCGCCCTTTCGCCTTGAAGTGAAAAGGTCCCGTTCAGGGTCAGTTCCACTACATCCCCGCTCTGTAAGGCGTGAACATGCCGTTGCTGTCATAGGAGCCACCGTATGCCGATCCTTGCCCCAGGCTGTAGCCGCCATCATTGACCGAAGGAGCCGCCCCAAAAATCCTTGCCCCCAACTGGGCACCTCCCAGCGCGCCCATTAGCGGAGAGCCATTTGCCCTTGTAGTGCTGGTGGAAGTCCCATACCCTTGACCTATACCGTTGGCGATGTCCGCAAACCCCTGGTAGTAGTTCATCGGAGCGTTCTGGATGGTTGTCCCAAATCCCAGGTTCTGCTGGCTCGCCGTGTTCCCCAGATTCAGCAGATTCAGCCCGTTTTGAAACTGCTGCTGGTTCTGGTTGAACGTCGTGTCGTAGACGTTCTTGTTGAAGTTCAGGTCGTTCCAATAGTCCCCGTACCGCATGTCGTTGGCCTGACGACCCAGAGATGTCTGTAGTTGACGCTGGGCCTCCTGGTTCATCTGCTGAACACCGGAATTCCCGAAAGATCCGGAATTGACCATCGCATTGTTGAACGCGGGCTGGGTCGTGAGGTTGTAATTGCGTACCGTATCCCCCAACGCCGCATCGATCGATCCTTGGAGATAAGGATTCGCGCTGAACCCGAGGTTTTGTGCCATGTCAGTTTCCTGTGAGGAATCGCTTTTGAACCCAGGTGCCGGGAGCGCCCCCTGAGACACACGTCCATCCTTCAGTCACGTACTTGCTACCGGCCACGCCTTGTTCGGTGGGAGTGCTGTTTCGAATGAAATCGCCTTGCCGGTAGGTTCCTGTCGTCGGAGCTGAGGTGGCCGCGTTGTCGATCGCGCTGATCTGCCCATCAGCCAATGCGTTGAGCTTTTGGATGAGAGATCGAAGGATCATCTTCAGCGCGTAGTCCAGGGCCTTCGAATAAGGACTATCAGGATTGCGAGGAAGCTGGGCTTCGGGCGTGAGTCTCATCTGCCCCCCGACGGAATAAGCTTGATGTCGTAGCCCGTTTCTTTGTGGTCGCCGGTCATGTCGAACCGAACCCGATGAAACCGCCCCGACTGACGCAGGTCGAACTTCCCATCGTTGATGGCGTTCGTCGGTCCTGAGGTCAACGATTCACCCTCATTCATCTTGTAGAACCCAGACGCCATGGCAGTCGTTGGTTTGGATGTGAAGCGCACGCGCACCATGTCTACCGTCGAGACGGCGTAGTCGTCTCCCACATCACAGGTCGTGAAACTTGAAGATGAACTCGCCCCGTTCAGGGATACGAGTTGATGGTTCGTGTCGAAGTACGATGGGGCTTGCCCACCGGCCAGCCAATATTGCGAATCGACCGGAATGTTGGGTAAAGCGTTGATCGTGGAGGCATACGCATCCATCCCGTCGATCGTCACGCCGGGCGAGATGTAGCTCAAAGGAGCTTCAACCGTCGTGTCTGCAATGCCCCACTTCCCGGACAAGTGATACACCACGCACGCATCGCACGCCCCGGAAGAACTCGTAGAGGGGTAGTACACCCGAACGAGTTTGTTCTGCTTGTCGTAGATAGCTTTGGTGCGGTAGCGATAGTTCGGGTTGGAGTTGTCCAGCCACCACTTGCGCAGAATCCCCTCTCCTAACGGAGTGGGTCGGGTTCCATCGAATAGCCAGAAGCTGTCATTGCCCACCATGAAGTGAGCCCCGCCGACATCACACACAGCCTCTTGACCTGCCACCCCCGCTTCGCCGCCTGGGATCAGGTTCCATTGCCAAGTGACCGGAGAGCCTACAAAGGTGCCGAGATAGACGCCCTTGTTTTTGTATGCAACGACGTTATCACCGAGAGATAGAGCAGCCTGGATGGGCCCTTCCGTCGCGACCAACCGGCCCGTCGTGGCGGAAGTGGAAACCGAGGGCGTCCAGCTGGTCTGATCGGACTGTGCACAGCACCACCAGCGGTCGGGAGACGTTCCATACGTCCCGTCCACCGTGTTAAAGGCGATGACAAAATTGTTCGAGGCCGAGACGACGATCTTCGCTTTCGGCGCTCCGCTGATATCTGCAAATGCTCCAGAAGCAGAGGATTGGATCGTGTCAGCCAGGTTCGCTGCAATCGTCGTGTCGCCGAACTGGCAGAACGACCACCGGGTGTCAGGACCGCCGTTGTAATTCCCGCCCACCGCTCGGGTGCGGTCGGTCCAACTCGTCCCAGAGAGTTCGTACAACTTCGTGGTGGTGCCCGCAAATACACGTCGAGTACCGCTGAGCTGCGTTGCCACCACAGCACCGATGCATGCTCCCGCCAGTGCCGCAGCCGTGGTGTTGACAGCCGAGGGAGCGCCTTTGAACCCTGCTTCGAAGGGAATGACGTTCGAACATGCCGTGAAGATTCCCTGCGTGCAAGGATCGGTGTCCGGAGCAAATCCTTGAATCGGGGTCATCGCACCTTCACCCGCATCGTGGATCCACTGAACCAATCCACGCTGTTAATCCCCTCCAGGGCTTCTTTGTAAAGGGCCTGGAACATCGGAAGACGGTCGTCCTTCAGGAGGAACGGTTGGGCCGCGCACAGACTTCCCCACAGATAGGCATCGGGCCATGCGGTCAGGAGCCAGTTGGTCTGGTTGCTGTTCGACAGGGCCGGGATTTTTTGAAAGTACGCCAGTTCCAGCGAATACACCGCATCCGGGATCGGTGCCAATTCAATGTTCCCGGCGATCACGCTGAAAGCAATTGGTTGACCTGTCTGGTTGCTGTTGTAGTCGGCCGCCAATTCGTCAGGTGACAGGTATTTGAGGACTACGTTCGAGCTGCTAAGAATCTGCAGCCGCTTCATCTCCAGCATGTCGGTCGGAAGAGCCACAGTAGAAGTCGAAGCCACGCTAGACAGCGTCGTCTTGACCTCCATGGCGCGAATGTTGTCCAGGTCTTTATTGAGCTTGGACTCCGCAAGCGTGATGAAGTCGGGAATGGAAGCTGTGAGGTCGGAGCGATTGAGCCATGTACCGATCGCGGTTTGTAGATCGGCGTAGGTCTGGATCGCCATCACACCCTCCCCGGCCAAATCCGGAAGTCACGCAGGTCCGGGTCGTTGCACATCGCTTTGATGTGCGCCGGGTTCTGCATGAATTCCTGGAAAGTAATCCCGTTGACGTTGCAATACGCCTCGATGGCGTAGTCAGGGAGCTTGGCGGCGTGCTTGAAGTCAGAACTTCCAAAGTCACCTGCTTTGTGTTTGGCCTGGGCGAACTCGCGAATTGGCATGCAGTCCTGAACAGTTCCCGTAATGAGGTTGCCGTCCTCAATGGCGAAGACCCCCTGCTTTCCAGGGGCCAGGTCGATGACCGTCTTCATTACATGTTGTCCAGAGGAACGACGTTGACCTTGCCTGCAGCCGAATCCTGGATTGCGGCGATCTTCGTGACGCCGCCCGGGATGTGGAGGATCACCGCATCGGCTGGTTGAATGAGCATGTCATTCGTGGTTGCCGTAGCAGCCGCAGTACCCAGCTTCACATACGCCGCTGCGGTGGAGGACACACGGACGTAGCGAGGGGGGTTGCCATCCGATGAAGTGGGGATCGTGGCCGATGCAGAGGTGCCGCTGGTCGTGATGGTCACGCCAACCGAGTTGACCGCTATTGGACCGCCCTGATAGGTCTGGGACATGATTTCTCCGGCGCTTCGCAGCGTTGAGAGGAAAAGAGAAAAGCCCCGATTAGGGGCTTTGGGTTACAGCACGCGGTAGGTGATATCGACGCTGATCGTCCCGCCTGTCGAAGCAGTGCCCGTTTCCGTGTAGGTGCACGAGATGCTTTGACTAGACGTAGACGGAGCCCAGCCAGCGGTAGCAGCTTGCGAGAAGTTGCCAATGGCCGATTTCACGTCCTGGGCAGCGCTGAATGTGGTGTTGGAACCACCCGCCGTACCCACGGAAACCGTCGCGGTCGTACCGGCGTTGGAGACAACCGGAACGTGAACATGGATCGCGATGATTTGAGCATTGGCAGGGAGAGTCCCCACCGTCACGGTATTGGTCGCGCCACGAGCGACGTTCCAACCCAAAGACATGACCACCGAGCCCACGGAACTCGATGCTTCGTCCTTGAAGTACAGACCGCCAGTTGCGCTTTGAACAAGCGTATAAGCCATGATGTGTTCCTTGTGGAATAAAGAAAGGCCCCGAAGGGCCCCTCATCTGGCTTAGGCGATGTCGTAGACCGCGCCGTGCGCCTTGGGAGCTCGGCATTCGAGCGTCCACTCGCAGATCAGCTCACGCTTTTCGCTGTCGCCCGTCTTGGCCAGTTCCACGGTCTGGAACGGACGCAGATAGGCCACAGCCAGCTTGTCCGACTGGAGGATGAACACGTCGCGGGTGCGGCTGAAGCGGTTCGGCACCGCCTTGAGTTCGCCGAAATCCGACACGTACACATCGACCGAGGCGTAGAGCTTAGCGTCTTCGCTCTTGTCGAAGCGAGTCGCGTTACCAGTGAACGAGGAGAACGTCTGCTTGGCAGCCGGGCCCATCATCACCGTGTCCGGCTCGCCACCGGCCGTGTAGACAAGCTGGAGAACGGATTTGAGCTGCGACTCCACAAACGCACGGGTCGTGCCGTCCGTCGTGCCCGTGTTGCCCGTATAGGAGGCCAGGGTCGTGTCCGAGGCTTTGGAGGTGTTGTCCACCACCCAGCCCAGAAGACCACGGGATTGACGCGGAGACGTGGCAAGCACCTGGTTTTGGGTCAGGCCCAATTCCATGTCGCGCTTGAGTTCCAGGGACGCCAGCGAGACTTGATAGCCCAGTTCGTCCTTGCGGCCGGCCGGATTCATGGCTTGCTGGGTGCCCGAGACGATCACGGTCTTCGTGCTGATCTGCGTGCGGTTGTTCAGACGGGTCGTGGGGGTGACCGTCTTCGCCGTCGCATCGTCGCCTTCGGCCTGGGCGTTGGACGCTGCAGCCGCGAGGTCTTGGGTTTGCCACTCGTGCAGGGTGTTCGTGGCCTTCGACTTGGAGGCCATCGACAACACGGGAGTCGTGGTCGGGGAGATGCGATATATCACATCGGTAAGGTCTTCACGATTGCCGATGGCGCTCGTGGTGAGGTAAGTACCGCTGGGTGCGGACATGATTCGTTCCTTTCAGCGTCTCGCGACGTTAGAAATGGGTCAAAGGAGATTGGCGAAAACGCGCGCGGCGTCTTCGACCTTGCCCGACTTCTGCAACTGCTTCATCGCAGCAGTGCGTCCGTCGAGCGCACTGGATTCACCACCGCCAGGGCGTTCCACCTTTTGGGGTAGAGCCTGCACCTTCTTGGCAGCGGCTGATGCCTTGGACATCATCTGGTCGTACAGCATCGCCTTGCGAGCGAGGATGACGGCGCGATGGTCCGAAATGCTGTTCAGAGCGTTCTCATCGAATCCCTCTTTCGCGAGGTACTCTTTGATCTGCGCGGATTCGGCCTTCGCCTTCGATTCGTCCTTCCAGTCGGGGAGCTTGGCGAGAAGTTCTTCCCGCTGCGTCCGAATGAAGGCTTTCATCTGCTCGGCCTGTTCGGCCTGGTGGCGCGCATGTAGCTGCTGCTGCTCGTTGGCAATCTGATTCAGCCGGGCTTGCCTTGCATTCACAAGGTGCTGCTGCTTCAGATATTCAACCGGGTCAGTCTCAAGCAGCTTCTGCCAGTCGATCTGCGATTGCTCTTGCAGTTGAGCGGCCAGTAATGCCCCGGCTTCTTGAAGCTTTTGGGCGTATTGCTGTCGCTCTTCTCGTGCCTTGGTGGCTTCGGCTTCAGCGGCTTTGCGCTGCTCCGCAACCTCCATGGTCTTCTTGGTGTAGTCAGACTGACGCAGTCCGTTCTTGTAGTAGTCCGCTAGTTCCGCCTTCGTCAGCTCTACAGTCTTGCCATCGACTTCGATGGTGACTTTGTCTGCTTCGGGGGTGGCTTCTTCTACCGTCTCGGGCTTTTCAGCCTTAACTTTCGCCTCAACCTTTTCTGGTTCAGCCGGTTCCGCTTTCGCGGGCTCCTTGGGTTCTTGGTTTTCCTGCTCCGCTTGCGGCTCAAGGATGTTCGCAAACAGGCTGGCTGCTTGAGTGGTGTCAAGCGCACTGGATTCCGTCGCCGGATTGTCCATTTCGTTCCTTTCGGGGTCGCATCACTGCGATGCCCTGCTCCGTTGAAGGCCCAGCGGGCTTCACCAGCGGGGAGCTTTCCGCTAGTTATCTTGTCTTTCTCACCAAAAAACTCGGCTCGCCCAACATCATTCGTTGAAGAAGGCCGATTTCGCGTCTCTCGCGCGCTCGGCGAGCGAGCGCTTGTGTTCCAGCTCCAGCTTCGCCAGCTTGCCCGTCTCCAGCGTTGACTGGATCGTTGCTTTGACCTTCCCCAGCAGGGTCAGTGACAGGTGAAGTCGTTCCCGTTTTTCCAAATGCTCTTTCGAGGCGGGGATGTTTCGCCATGATTCGATCAAGTCCTTTTCAATGAGGTCGAAAGCCAGAATGAACTGCTCGTTCTCCAAGACCTCACGAGCGCGATCTCCGTTGTAAAGGCGTTCTTCGAGGGTCATTCGCTAGCCTGGTCGGGTTGAGCCTTGTTCGCAGCGCTGATCTGAGCGGCTTGCAAGGTAGTTCCTGCCGTGGTTTCGGCCACTTCGATCTTGGCCGCGTTGTTCATGTGCGCGATCAAGAGGTCTACCGTGTTCTGCAGCTGCGCGAGTCTTTCATCAGCGGCGATGCGCTGCGCTTCGAGTTGGGCCTCCAGCATGGCTTGCTGTTGCGCCCTTTGAGCTTCCAGATGGTTTTGGAGAGCGTTCTGTTGCGCCTGCACTTCCTGCAAGTGAGCCTGAAGGGTTGCATCCAACTGAGCTTGATGCGCCCTGCCCTCGGCATCGGCCATGATCTTTTGCTGGTCCGTCTGGGCCTTGATCTGGGCTTTGCCTTGTTCGATCTGCAGTTGTCCCTGTACCTTGGCCTGCATCTCCTGGGCGGCAGGATTTGGAGGCGGATTGTTCGGGTCGGGTTTCGTGAAGAACTTGTCTCCGTTCTTGAACCCGACGTTCTTGGCGAACTCGATCGCGCAGTTATAGATGTTTTCCGGGGTCGCGATGCCGATCGCCAAACCCTTTCCCTGGAGTTCTGTCAGCGTCATCAGGTGTGCGGCTCGTTGGTCCTTGTCACCCATCCCCAGCCCTACTGAAATGCTCACATCGAACTGGTTTCTCCATTCCCTGGGGTCCATCGACACCCACTGACCGGCGATCTTCAACTCTGCATGTCTGTCCTGGTACTGACAAACCAGCTTGAGCATCATGCGGAACAGGTCGACAAACCCTTCCGCGAAGTTTCTGGCGATCAGGTCCAGACGCATATCGGCTTTGTTGGCCACGATACGCGTCTTGGTCGCTGTCTCGCTGTCGTTCAGGGCTGTGGGGTCATTGCCCTGGCTGTTTCTGCTCCAGCCGGTGGAATCTTCCAGTCGTTGATGTCCATACTCCAAAAGTCCCATCGCTTCGGAAATATTGCCCTTGCCTTGGTCCAGGCGACCGACGGCTTCGCGGTTCTTTGCGCGGACCACGCCACCAGGGCGAGAAGTCAGCAGATCGTCTAGGTTGACCTGCCCCTCGACGGCGACATACCGACCATTGACCTCCAAGTAGAGGTTGTCGCGGATCGCACGCTCGACCGCCGTGTTGGCAAGTTGTTGTTCCATGGCCAAGTCCGCGATCGACAGGCCGAAGAACTTGTGCGGCATGGGGACCGGGCAGATGGACACAAAGGGGATGATGTCCACTACTTCGTTGTCCAGAATCTGATTTCCGGCCCGAGTGACTTTCCTCAATTCGGCAATGCCGTCACCGTCATAGTCACAGCGCAGATAGCATTCCGTGACCCAGACAATCCGTTGGGATTCGTCAGTGTTCTCAGCCCCGATGTTCAGATACGCCTGTTCATCGTCGTAGCCCAAACGCTCTACGCGTTCCATGTTCAGGGCTACCGCCGCATCGTCTCCTTCGATCGCATCGACGTTCTTGTAACCCATCGAGCGAAGTTCCGACAGGGTTCGAGCGAACCGATGCCCCACGAACGGAGAGGACTGGATGTCCATCTTCGCTTTACGAGAAATCAGGAATTCCTCGGGAGGAACGTTCTCAATGCAGACTTTTCCACCCTTTTTAGTCCGCTTGCACACCACGTCATACAGGAGCGCAGGAGGCGTCTGCACGATGGCCTGCATATGAGCCTGAATTTGTCCAATCGCAGCCGCTGCCTGTTGATTTCCTTGCTGGGCAGCGTTCAGGGCTTGGTCTAGCTGCTGTTGAAGTTGCTGGAGAGCTTGCTTTCTCTGCTCCGCATCCTCTTCGTCGGGATAGGAGTTCTGCTCCGTGATCTCCAGCTCTTTGTCATCGGCCAGCTGGGCCAATTCAATCGGATCTAGGCCCTGATATTCCTCGCGCGTTTCCTCGTTGCGCGTGTCCCACCAGACTTTCAGGATGCCCCGCTTTTGAAGGAGAGCGTCCTTGAACCAGGTGTAGCAAATCTGATGGCCGTTGTTCTTCTTGAAGAACAGGTGATTCAGATAGTCGGTGCACTGTTGCGCTTTTTGTTCGTCACCCGGCTTGGTGGGCTCGAACTCCACCACGATGTCCCCACCCGTGAACTTCACCATCAATTGAGGCAGCATCGCCTCGATGGTGTTTCGAACGTCAGTGGAGACGACCTGCGACCGGCCTTCGATCTCGGGGGGTGCAAGATCGCCCTTCGGCAGTCCGAGGTAGTAGTACTCGGCGCGGCGGCGTTGTTCTGCCAGCTTCCCGCCGTAATACCCGACCGAGTTGCGAAGCTCGCTGTCTGTCAGCGCCTTCAGCCGGTCATCGGTCATTGGGGTCGGTTTGGTCATGGGCGCTTCTCAGCGTTTCCAGTTCGATTCAGGGCGACTGCGGCTCCGGAGGAACTTCGGCTTGGGTTTCGTAGGCGTCCCACTCCGTGTCGGAGATGCGTCTGATCTCCACGAATGGATAGCCTCGTTGTTCTTCCGCTTCCCGCGCTTGCTCCAAAGAGGTGAATTGCTGCATGTCAACCTGCCTCGTGGATGATGGTCAGTTCTTGAGCGCCGACCGTGTCGGTGGTCCCACTGGATTTGACAGTCATCGTCAACCAAATCGCGTTCGAAGAGATGTCCGATAGACCGGTAGTTGCAGCTGCAATCACCCCAGTAGACCCAGAGCTGTAGCTGCCGAAGTTCGTACCATTCATGCCCATCTTCTGCATCGACGTGTTGCTCAGAACTCGAACGCCAAATAGGACGCCAGAGGTAACGTTCGTCGTAGACGCGATGCTTAGCGCAGACAGTCCGGTAATCGCAGTGTCGGAAACCGTTCCAGTTGTCCCAACCCGCAGCGACACTTGTATGCTATCTGTCGTACCGCTTTTGTTGGCAGACATGCGGATGTAGATAAGGTCGCCAGACTGGATCGCGCCAGCTGGAACCTGAATCTGCGCCAGGATCGTCTCCGTATTCGCAATCCCACTGACCGCACCTCCCATTCGCTTGAGGACGGTCTGGCCACTCATGGGTAGCCAACGAGTTCCATTGCTCCAGACTTTCGTGCCGTTCGCGCCCCAGTCCGACGCAAAGGCTTCAGCGCCTGTGTTGTTCGCAGCCGAAGGAAGAGCCGCATACGTGAACGAGCCGAGATAGGCAGACGCAGCGGCTTGTCTCGTACCAGCACTCACGTCGTAATAGACGCCCCGCTGAACGCTCGTGAGCTTGACGCTGGCTCCAGCCGTGAAAGGGCCGAACGAACGAGTTCCAGAGAACTCCAGAACCGTCGTTCCGGCAGGATTCTCATAACGCACCCACCCATTGGGACACTGCACTGTAAGAATCTCGCCAGGAGAGACAGAGAACGTCGCATTGCTGCCGTCAGCAATGGTGGAAACAGTAGCTGTCATATGGACCTTTTCAGGCTGTGTGAAGCCTTGGGTAGTTCAGTGGCTTGTTCATCATTCCGGGCATCCCCAGCTCAGCGAACGTCAGCAGCCATGCATCGGCACGGTTCGGGCTCTTGACCCCACGCGCCTTTAGTTCGTCTTTGCGCTCGACCTGGATCAAGCCGTTGGACAGAATCTTGTATGTCGGGGTGGTCAGCTCGCCGATGGTCTCGTCGTCATCAGCCAACTTGCAATCCTTGGCCTGGAGCCATTCACGGCCCTTCCACCACAGCTCATCACGCAGCCGGTTGAATTGCCGGTCAGCCCCGTCGTTGATTGCCTCGGCTTCCGCGACGTTCACGCCTACAGCGGGAAGGCCCAGTTCTTTCAACCGATCACAGACCCCAGCTCCAATGCCGATCACATCTACGTTGATGGCCATCGGTCGATCTTTGAGCGGCGTCGCATCCCATTCGGCCTTGACGATGCCCACCGTCTGCATCGTGTCCTTGCCGAACCACTCTCGAATCCGCTCTAGCTGGTGATTGCCCTTGCGCTTGGCCAGCGCAGATGAATCGTCACCGAACCGAGCCACGTCCACACCCCAAACGACCGGCGCGGAAGAATTGACTTCGACATCTCGAACCTTGGCCGCTTCACACAACTCAAGCGGGATCACCCCATCGGGAGCAGTGACGAAATCACCCTTTACCCGAACCTTGAACACAGGCGATTGGCGTCCGTACTTCTTCTCCATGTTGGAGATGTACTCGCGGGATACCCTCGGGCTTTTCTCTCCATCCCAATGCAGTGCAGCCCAAGCTCCTCGCATCTTGTGATGCGAGTCGAAGAAATAGCCGCTTTGCCTGGTCGGGTTGGCCGCCATCACGACGTAGGCCCCGTCAGTGGAAAGTGCACCTTCCGCCACCTCAAAGACGTTGTCCGCAACGCCCGAGGCTTCGTCGATCAAGAACAAGATGTAGTCGGCATGAAAGCCCTGCAATGCCTCAGGACGTTCAGGTCGGCTGGTTCGCGCGACCGCAAACCCTTCATTGGGGGCCTGTTTCAGTCGATACGCACCATTGGACCATTCGAACTCCGACCCCAGCGCCGGCAAGCGGCCACACATGATCCGGTGCCACTTCGCGATCTCGGCCCACAGCACATCCTCTAGCTGGTGGCTCGTTGGAGCTGTAGCCGGAACCTTGGCGGGAAAGTAGCAAGCCAAGAACCACAGAACACACCACGCCATAAAGGTGCTCTTGCCCGTTCCGTGCCCCGATCGGATCGAAACACGCCGCCTTTCAACGAGAGCCCTAGATCCATCCCACTGTTGCTCGGTCGGCTCGGCTCCTAATACCTCTTGAGCAAAGAGGCATGGGCCGCCCTCACGCCACCGGAGAATTGCCTCTTGCGTTGGCGACAGCATTCAATGCAGCCAGTTCTTCGTGAAGAGGCTTGACCTTCACCGTTGCATCGATCTCGGATCGAGACAGCTTCGGCGCGCCATACTCAGCGAGCTTGGCCAACAGATCGAGAGCTTTGGCCGGATCAGGCTTCGCATCGCCATTTCCGTCGGCTACCTGTTGAAGCCATCGATCGACCTTGGAGGCGTTCTTCTCCAGAAGGTGGGTGATGGTCTGGCGGAACTCAGTTGTCGCCTTGTTGGGCGTTCCAGGCTTCCTGCCGCCCGTTTTGACGCCTTTAGCCATGAGGGCGTCTACTCGCGTCTATTTTTGACATGATTCGGGTGCCTTTCAGCGTGTCCGAGAAGATGAATAGGCGCATCGGATTTACCCGAAGGCTGCGCCAGGACCGTTCACGCCCCTCCTGATGCCGGTGGCGTAGCCGGTGAAGTTCCCTGCCATTTACCCGTGACAGGCCGCAACAGGTTTGCGGTAGAAGCGGGGGTTAATGAATGCCGGGCGACGAGAGGAACAGGGGGAATATCGGGTGGATATGCTCTCGTGCCCGGGCAAACTGATTCGGTGGCCGGTGCTGATCTCCGGCTTCGGCGTGATGACAGACCTTTGCGCTGATCCCTGCGTGGTGCCTCCACCCTCCGCAAGGATGATCGACTTGATGCGACGTTCGCGCTCGATGGCGCGCATTGTAAATTATCTTTACGCAACATGCAAGCGGTTTTTTAGCATCGACCTTCCGTCTTTCACCAGGCGAGCGAGCGCTTCAGCCGTCACCCCCAGCTCGCGTCTGGCCTTCATTGGGCTCGTTCGCCACACATAGCTCCAGCGCAGGGCATATGCATGCGGGGCTGGAAGCTTACGAACGGCATGCTCGATCTTCGTGCCATCGGCGTAGTCCGGCTCCGGCCGGAGTTCTGGCGCGTGCCACTGTCGCCCGTTCGGCCTGCCCATGCGCCAGATACGAGCTATAGGCCCTCCGACTTCCTTGTGATACTGGACGCAAAGGGCCCAGTTCATTAACTTATCGTGGATGGCGAAGTGCTGAGGCTCGACCTCGAAGAAATCGATGAAATCCCGCTTCAATCAGTCCTCCTGCCCAACATCTGCCCGAGCATGAAATGCAAGCCTTCGGCCATTTCAAGACTTCGAATCGTGATTGCCCCGTTTGGCTGGCCGTTGGTCTTCATGCAGATATACACCCAGTCGGAGCCTGAGCCCTTACGGACGCTCAGGATGTCGGAGTCTGGCCCCATTGCCATTGAATAGTGACTCGCTTCCCAGTCTCTTCGATTCATGCGTCCTCCTGCCTAGCCTGCTCAATTGCCAGAGTGGCCTCACTCAACGACCGCGATGCCTTGGCCCGGAGCTTCGATGGTCAATCGCAGCTCCTCGCTCAGATCTCGGATGGCGTGAGCCAGTGCAAGTGCCACCACGTCCCGACAGGTACAGTTTTCGCCCTCGAACCCCTCGACAGTGATACCGATCCCCGCGTCATATGTCACCCTGCCGAATTTGGTCAGGCGGCTCGTTTCAGCATCAAGGCTCATTCACTCTCTCCTATTGCGCCGTCAGGGGTGGCGCGGACCCGGAATCTGCGCGGCAATCCCAGTAGCTGACAACTTGCGTTCCATACCACCGCTCTTCGACCATCCGAGTACACGTCTTACCGGCTCCGCTCATGGTTTCGATCCGCGTGGGGTGGGCCGCAGTGATGTCCATCATTCCCCATGACCATAGAACGACCAGAGCACAGCCAAATAACGCGATCGCAGAGAACTTCAGCGCATTCATCATCTTTCTCCTTTGCAAGCAATCAACGTAGCCCTCCAAGCCCTATCAGCATCAAATGCCTCACGGCTCCAGACTTCCGCAGGGAGTTCGGGCAGAGGTTCTTGGCGGGTCATGTCGTCCGAATAGATCAGGACTTCACCCTCCCATATCTCATAGGTTTCGCAGTTGGCTAGTAGAGGGATCATGTAGCCTCCATTGCTTCACGCGCTGCCCGAAGCTCTTTTGTCAGGCGGCGGTATTTGTCTCTGATTTCGATCAATTCTTCCCGTTGCCACTTGTGAACACGGTTTTCGTTTTCCAAGGCTTCAACCGCCACCAGGCCGATTCGCTGAATGAGCCCCACTCGGTAATCGACTGCGCGGCCCGCCCCATAACGATTGCATTGCTTGCGCTGCGCGTGCGCGTTGGCTTCGTTGAACCGAAGATGGGGGGCAGAACCGACGCTGCGATAGTGGCCGCAGTCGTATGCGCCGCCGACATCTCCCTCACCAAGAGGGCGACCGCAACAGATACATGGCTTTTGCGCATCCCGCAGCCTCACAAATTGATTGAACGCCGCTTGGGCTTCCTTGGTTAGATCGGGAATCGTCTTCAGAGCTGCTTTCCTAGCCCTCAGCTCCCTCTTGCCCTGCGCCTTTTGAGCGCGAACCAATCTCCCGGCACATGTCGGGCTGCAGACTTTCTGCCCCATCCTCAAAGGGATGAAGCTCTTTCCACAGGGTTCGTAGGCGCAGATGCGGGGTTTCACGATCAGCGAGCGTTGATCGCCAGATTCCAGAGCGCTTCGTCGGCGATGTGCGGGAGTTCTTCGGGCAGCGACTTGATCAGCGCTTCGAGCTGGTCGGCCTCACGGCGCAGCCGGTGAACACGGTCACGCAGCAGGCTTTTCGCGCCTTGCCGGCACGCACCGGAAATCTGGCCTTGCGCAGCGGCCATGTTGCAGCCTTCGGTGCCGCTGGGGTTGAAGCTCAGACCCACGGCTTTCTCGCCGTAGGTTTGTTCACGTTCGTCCATCTTTCTTCCTTTCGGTTATTCAGCGGAGCCGCCGCTGCGCGGATATAAGAAGCTGATCTTGCTGTACTCCAGCCACCAATCGTCATAGGCAGCCTTCGGTGTGTATCCAATGCCGCGAGCGCGCGCAGCAATTGGGTTCGCGGTTCGAGACTGACCGCAGTACCAAAGTCCCATGAATTTGCGAAGGCGCGGCTTCATGCTTCTTCCTTGAACATGACACCTCGCTCAGCACCGAAGGCTGAGATCAGCTCCATCAAATCGGACATCTCGCGCTTGGACATCTTGGAGGTGGAAAGCCCCAAGGCCACGAACCCCGTCCCCTCGATGTTCGGCACAACATCGAGCTTTCGCAGGGACGCCGAGAAGACATGCTTCCAGTCTTCCGGGCTCAAGCGCTTGCCGTACCAATCGACTTGCCGAGAGACTTCGGTGAGCATTGCCCACATCCTGTCGTTTTGTTCGAGAGAGCGGGTTTCTGGCTTTACCTCGACGCGCACACGATGGCCGGCGAACAGGAGAGACTTCGCCAGCGACCAAGCTTGCAGGATGGCTTGGTATCCCTGTTGGGGATTCCAGAGGGTGAGAGTCAGGCGCTCGCTCATTGCGGCCCCTTCAATCCCAGCTTGTCCAGGCCCTTTGCTGTGAGCTTCATCTCGCAGACAAGAAGACCCTCGTTCAGCAGCGTCTTGACCGCGAACGAAACCGCATCCTCGTTCTTCAGCTTGCATTGTTTGGCAAGCTGGTGAGCGAGCCTCCAGAAGTCACGGCGATCCATGCTTCCGTTCTGCAGCAGTCGAAGGAGTTGGCAGCGGTAGGACTTCTCGAATCGGGTTTGGCGAGCTTTGACAATTCGCGAGACAGGAGGAGCAGGCGGATCGACGGGTTCGCTTTCAGCGCGCATGTACGCCACCAATCCAGGTGGCATTGCCGACCTCGGATCAACAAGGCTGGTCCAATAGTTCATGTGCGGTGAACCTCCGTCGATCCCAGCGCGATTTCCTCTGCAGTGAAACCGGCTCTTTGCAGCTCCAGAACATCTTGCGGCTGATCACCGATCACATTCGCGTCGGTGACGTTTTCGATGGTGTAGGCCCGACCAGCGATCAAATCGGCCAGATTCGGAATCGGCTTCTTGTGCGTGATCTCGATAGAAACGATGGTGATCATCATCAATGCGCTCCTTGCTGGTGAGCGGCCATTACACGGGCTTTGTAGGCGCTGAACGAATCAGCTTGCCGGAAGCCGCGCGATTTCCATGCGCCCTCATCCCAGCGGCCAATGCCCAGTGCTTCGCCCCTCTCCTCGATGCCGGATTGGGTTTCGAACCACTCGACTTTCGGAGGAGCTTTCTCAGGTGGAAGCGCGGCCGAAAGCCATTCGATCGGCTGTGAAGGGCGAACCTTCAGGCAGGCGCGCAACTTGTCGATGACGGCTTCGTCGCCGTGTAGCTTGCGCAACCTCCCGATGAACGAGCGCGCATGCGCCTCTTTGCAGCCAGCTTCGACCAGGTATGGCACGCCATAGCCGAAGATGATCGCGTCAGGGGATAGGTCATCCTTCGGCGGTTTGCCGCCCGTTGCGTTAGCAACGGAATTAATCTGGCTTTGGCTTTGGATAGCTTTCGCGCTGGGTTCTCCTTGGGTTTCTTCTGGGTTTTCTGTAGAAACCGGCTGGGTTTCTTCTGGGTTTTGTTTCTTTGGCCTACCGCCCTTCTTGCCGTTCGCTCGGGCGGCTTCGATGAGCGGTCGAGCCTTGGCGATCACCTCTTCTGCCTTTGCTTGGACGTAGCCTTCCGGCGTTTGCTTCCAAAAGCGAGCGAGCACTGCATCCACATCTTCTCGGTCCGACTTGTTCATGGCGCGGCAGATGCTGTAGACCTCTTCCGGCGCAATGGGCAGTTCGGTCGAGTAGAAGTGATCGAGCAAGCGGTCATAGGCACCCATGCGAGACATGGACAAACCACCTGTCTTGGCAGTGATGTCTCCGATGAACCGCTTGTAGAAATTCACGCGTGGCTCTTGTGTGGTGAAACTATGGGTAAGTTGGCTTATGTCCGACAAGACGACGGACCGAAGGCGCGCGACGATGTAGTTGCGTGGGAATTCATTCCTCGCTTGCCTCGAAAGAAATGGGTTGCTCTTCGGGCGAGTCTTCTTCCAGCACCACGCGCGTGGGCCCGTCACCGACTTCAGTTCGCACGGTCCAGATCGTTTCGCCGTCGCGGATTTGGAAGGTCATTGCACGAGCCCCCAGAGCTTGCCGCCGCTCGTCCCATGCCCGTTCTTTCTCGGCAGGTCAGAGCGAAGGCAGACGATCAGCCCCTTGCGGGCAAGGTTACGGAAGACGGAGCCAAACGCCCTTCCGTCGTGCGGGACCGCTCCCATGGCTTCGGCAAGGTCCGTCAGCACTTCCCCGCTGCAGTGACCCACGATGCGAAGGTGATTCAAGATCGCGGCTTCGGCCTTCTGGGCGAATAAAGGGTCTTTACGAATCGCCTTCGCGGTACAGGCTTCAGAGGCTTGCTGGCCGGCTGCAATGGAGTCGAAGATGGAAACCTGAGCGCTCATGCGAACTCCTTCGTGAGCTTTTTGATTTCTCGTATTTCAATGTCTAGCATCACCAGCGTTCCAGCGATGCGCATCCAGATATGCGACGGGTCCGTAATCCAAGCAGCGAACCAACCCCACGGGAGGCCGATCAGCGCTCCGCACGTCACCCACAACACAGGAGCGTAGAGCTGTATTTCGATGATGCGAGTCATCTCACATCTCCCGTACAGGAAGGGCGAGGATTTCTCGCTTGGGTTCCTTGGTGGAAGGAACTGGTTTCCATGAGAGGGTTTCGTCTTTGGCGTCGTCGCCAGGGTCGCGGATTGGGCGAAGCTTTGAATCCTCCGCATATCCGATATGTCCCGGGTTGCATCGCATCCCCCATAGATCAGTAAGACGACTCAAAGCTTCGACGCACCAAACGCCCGGCTCACACCATTGGTCGATTCCGATGACGCGCACCAGACCTCCGACGTTTGTATCGACCCTCGACTCCACGATCACCGCCAGATCACCGGATTTGCAATTCATTTGCGTCCCCTCGTGATGTCGTAAATCTTCGCGGGAGCGCGTCCGGTCTTGCGGCGCACTCGCGATGCCAATCCTTCTTTCGCCATTTGCTCCACTGCCTCCTCGAAGGTGATGCCCCTCTGCTGCGCGACTTGCTCCACAAGCTGCCGCTCGCGCTCGCTCAGTGAGGTGTGTTCCGTGGCCACCGCGTTTTTGCGTTACAGAAAAGTTCCGAAATAGCGCGGACTCAGGTTCCGAAGAGCGCGGTTTGTGCATCTCGCGTTCCCGGAGCTGCTGCAGCAGACTGCGCCATATGCGTCAACACCTCTTGCACCCGATCGAGAACCAGCTCGCGAATGAACGCGGCCTTTTCCTGGCCCGTGTAGTTGCACACTGCGTTCACGAGTTCTGCCTCGTTCTGGTTGAACGACAGGTTCACTCGATGGGATCGGATGAGTGCGGGATCGCCGTACACGTTGCGGTCCTTTCAGAGATAAAAGCGGCCGACGTATCGGCCAAAAGCAAGCCCTACCTGGAGGAGGTTGGAGACTTCACTGCGATGGGCGCAGTGGGGCTTGCTGGGGGGTTGGGTGAGGGGCATGCGTTATCCCCTCGCGGTTGTCTTGTGTTCGCTGTCGTTGGCGGCTTCGCCGATAACGGGAGCGCCCGGGAGCCCGCGCAGATCGGGCCAGATGCCCCACCATTTGTCGGGGAAGAATTCCCAGCAGGCAGGGTCAGCGCAGCACAGGTCATGCATCCGACGTACGAATCCCTCGGGCACGTCGCTGTTGCCTGCTAGCCAATGCTCGACATGCTGCCGCTTACAGCCAAAGCCGATCGCAGCCGCAAGCTTCGAGGCGCTGCCGTCAAATTTCGAGAGCGCCCTCCCGACGAGAATGGGGTGAAAGTCGTATCTCATGAGTCGCAAACTTGTTTGCAGAATACTCGCAAACTTGTTAGCGCGCAAGAGGTGCAAAATCTTTTGCGGATGAAAACCCTAGGCGACCAAGCCAAGGCGTTTCGAGGAGCGAAGGGGTGGTCAACTCGGCAACTGGCCGAGGCGGTAGGAACGAGCCGTCAGAACATCGAATCTCTCGAAGCCAATGGCAATCGAATACCAAAGTACCTAGGCAAGCTCGCTGCCGTGATGGGTACAACTGCTGACGACATGCTTGCGGACGCAGGCTTAGCGCCTAGGCGCGCGAAAACGGGAAAAACCAGCGCAGCTCCGCCTTCAGGTCCATTGGCGGAGCGACTGCGAGAGGAACGCGAACTCGATCCCTATGAGTTGATCGAGCGCGGATTGGCGGCGTTGTTGATCGTCAGCCATGCGAAAGACAGAATCATGGAAAGCGTTCGCGAAGCCGCCGAAGTCGCTGCGGCCACACAAAAGGCTTGGGACGAACACTTGTTGCGACAGGGCATCAAGAAGTGAGCCGCCCCGCGCGGATCGCGGGAGATATTAGCGGAGGTATGTAGGTGACAAACCCGCGCGGCGATGAATTTACAAATGTAAATTGAGTTGTTGCTCTGCAGCAGCGCGGGGCCGAAGTAGGCGAGCGGCTACTGGCACGTCCTTTATGGATGTGCTTCAATTGCCCGACAACAAACGGGGGAGCGTTCGAGCGCCGGTCTCAGGTTAGCGTCCCGTCCTACAGTTGCAGGACCGGGTGTTTCGCATACTGATCCGTGCTGGTCCACTCCGCCGGTCTACCAGAAAGGGTGGAGGTGACCGATTGGAAGCACAGTGCGTTTCGCCCACCAGAGCCGATGCCTCCGGCCCCGAAGCCGCCCCCGGCATCCGCTCCGAAATCCGCACCGGCTCCCAAGTCGAAGTAGCACAGAGGACGAAAGCCATGGCCGCACAGTTCGATCAACTCGAAGCCAAGCCAGGAAGCCAAGAAGTGCTTATGGCGGAAGTTCGCTACGCCATCGTCTTCGGCGAAATGAATGAACTGTTCTTCGGCCGCTTACACCGGCTACTCCTTGCAGTGGTGATCTTTGCAGGGATCATCGCCGCGTCGGGCGGTTTGGGCACATTGATAGCGAAAGAGGCAGCCGCTGCCGGTGTGACGTGGCTCGCTCCACTGTCGTTTTGGTCGCTCCTATTGGCGGCTATTGCAGAGGCGCTGCGTCGGGCATTCGCCTTTGATAAGCGCGAAGCGAAGTTCCGCAAGGCCAAAGAGGAGTTTCAAGACCTCGAAGGTAAGGGATGGTCTATGGCACAAGGGACGCTTCAGAAGGAAATCGCAAAGCTGCGCAAGAATGCGCCTTCAGGCGGTTCCTGGCTTGCGTCTTCGGCGTTCAATCGCGCTTGCGAGGAACTCGGTCACCCCGAGCGCCATCGCCGCGTTGCCCCACACGTTCAGTTTCTTCAGCACGCGCTGGCTAGCTAGCCGCGCCGCGCACATCGCACTGAAATCGCCGGCCCTAGCGGCCGGTTTTCTTTTGTTCGGGTTCTTTCGGCTCGGGCTTCGGCTTGTGCGGCTTTGGCGGGGTGTTGAGCATCCGCCGGAGCACGTCTTCCTCTGTGGGGCGCTTTGCTGGTTTCGAGGCCATGGGGTCAGTGTAGCGAGATACCCGATTCGGCCGCATGGTATTTGTACACGTAACGCCGTTACGGCTACATTACGGATTCGAAAGGTACTCGTAACGGTCTTACCGATTTGGGTATCTTGAATACGGAGAAGCGTAATGGCCGAAATATCCGCAGTGTCACCGCCGTCGCCGGACCCCAAAGCTGGCAAGTCGCGCCCCAAGTCTGAAACGGGGTTTCCGTACTACGACCTCGACAAGTGCATCGAAGCTGTCAAGGTGCTCCACACGCAAGGTGGCGGGCGCTGCAGTCGCGCTCAGTTCGCCACCCTCCTCGGCTACTCAGGGGTAAAGAACGGCGGCTTCCTTACGCGCATTTCGGCCTGCAAGATGTACGGCTTGGTGGACGAAACCCCTGCGGGTGTGACGCTCACCGACCGGGCCAAGAAGATCATTGCCCCGGTTCGTCCGTCTGACGCCGCCCAAGCGAAACTCGATGCGTTCATGACGGTCGATCTCTTCCGCCAAGTGTTTGACGACTTCGACGGGCACACACTCCCCGCTGAAGTTGGGCTTCAGAACTTGGTGGCCACGAAGTACGGCGTCGTGCCGAATCAGGTCAAGCCTGCGGTCCGCAACCTTCTTGAGTCCGCCGAGACAGCAGGGCTATTCGCGCTTACGGGTGGCCGCACGAAGATGGTCCGGCCGATCCTGAATGATGTAGGGCCGCCCGTGCCTGAAAAGGAGGCCACGAAGCACGAAGAGCCAAAGGACAAAGGTGAGTCTCCCGCAGCAAAGAGTGGCGGCGGCGGGGGCGCCGGCGGTGGTGACGACGAGGGCATCCATCCCGCGTTCGCGGCGCTGCTGCGCACGTTTCCGCCAGCTGCGACCGTTGTCGGCCCCAAGCGCCGCGCCGCGTTGATCGACGCGTTCCGTTCGACGCTGAACGTTATCTACCCCGAGCCGGAGGATTTGGCATGAGGAGATGATGCAGCGGACGGGGTGAGTGCCGCGTAACCCCGCCCCCAATAGCGAGGCCCCCGACGGTCCAGACTTTGCAGGGACGAACCGAGGGAGGCCGAGTGGCGCGTTAACGCAGTTTCGTGTGGGGTACGCAGGTTGCCGCCAGCGGGCTTTCCATCCTCAGGCGTCGGGCTCGACTCCCGAGTACTCCACCATTTCTTGTGACACCGATTTTAGTCGCAGCGCAGTAATCGCGCTAGAACGCTTTCAAGCGAAGGACGCGGTCGTGTCGCGACTAGTTCCGCGATAGGTCAGCCGCTTACCGGCGATGCCCTTGAGGGCCGCATCGGCGCGGGCAACGTCGGAGAAGCCTTGCGATTGGCGATAGTTCCAGCGAAAGTCGAACTCATTGCAGTAGCGCTGCAGGTGCTTTTCGCTCACAGCGTGGAACGTGCCTGTCAGACCGCGCTTGAGGATCGCAAAGGACGATTCGACCGTGTTGGAGTGGACCTCACCACGCGCGTACTCGCCCTTCTTGTGGTTCGTTGTGCCGTGGGCCGCGAACTGCTGGCCGATCTTCTTGTAGTAGGACGCTTCGTCGGTCATCAGGCGAGCCGACTGCGCCACTTGCGTCTTGAGGATCGGGCCGAGGGTCACAGCGTTCACGTTGGCGACGTGATAGGAGCGCTTATCGCCGTCACGCTCGACGAGTGAGACGATCTTCATCTTGTCGGCGTGGCCGCGACGAACGCCAGCGGGATAGCGAATGCCCTCCTCGTCGGTCTTCACGCCCCAGAACGTTTCGTCGGCTTCAACGATGCCGGAGGAGCCGGGGCCGCCCAACAGCGTGGAGGATTCGGCCGTCATCGCCTCGCGGATGCGGTGCGCCATGAACCAGGCGGTCTTGTAGGTCACGCCCAGCATGCGCTCCAGCTGCTTGGCGCTAATGCCCTTCTTGCTGGCGCACATCAGGTGCACGGCTTGGAGCCAAACGTTCAAGGCGATCTTGGAGCGCTCGAAAACCGTACCCACCGTGACCGTGAACTGCTCGCGGCAGGAACCGCACTTGTACACGCCGGGACGGTGGGCCTTGCCTTCCAACTTGTAGGCATGGCCGATCACGCCGCAGTGGGGGCAGATAGCTCCATTGGGCCAGCGCAGCGCTTCGAGGTATTCGCGGGCCTTCTCGGCGTCCGTGAAGTGAGGCTGGTTCAGGATTGCTTGGCCCATTGCGGTTCTCCGACTGATGGGAATCAGTGTAATACTTCAGTCGGGTTTGTCAAGTACCTACTTCCGCAAGAAAAAGGCCCCTCTAGGGGGCCTTGACTGACGCCCGGGCTAGCTTGGAATCGCCTATCCGGGCCGCTGCCGCTGTCTCTCAAGCCGCAGACTCAAGCCGGCTTTCGCCGGAGACAAAGTGACTTTACCACTTCAGATCATCCCTTGTCACGCTAGGTCATCGCCTATCATCGCCCCCCCCAGCGCTCCGGCCGCTTTCTCTCCCATGAGCCGGATTTCAGCCACCTGCGGGTGGCTTTTTTACAGACCTGCGGGCCAGTCCGCCTGTGACGCCTCGTGCTCGCGGAAGATGTCCTCCAGCAGTCTTCCTCCGATCGGCGTTGAGCTGATCCCGAGCAATAGCCAGTCGGTCGATTTGCCATAGAGGATTGCCAGGTCCACCAGCTCATCGAGCGTGAGCGGGCTTCCCCGTTCCCACGCCGACACTGACTGGCGACTCCTCCCCAGATCGTGTGCCACTTCAGCCTGGGTGAGCTTGGCCGCGCGCCGCGCTAGCCGCAAACGCTCGCCGATCTCGATCCATTTCTTTGGGCTCACCAGCCAGAGTTTGCCGCTACAGGCTTACGTCAGCCTGTGGCTGCGCAAGTGTGACTGGCGTTTGTCGCCGCGCCACGCACGCGGTGACAGTCGAGCTACGTACTTACCCTAATTTAGCAAAGTTCTTTGCCCGCCCTCTTGCATTTCGGCAAACTTGTTTGCATACTCTCTCCATCCCCACCCCATCGGGGAGCCAACCTTAAAGGAGAGGAGAGAGATGAGCGACAACCACTTCCTCTACTACGCCGCGAGGCTGCAGGACGCAGGAGTGCGCCATCTGAGCATCACTCTTGACGTAGACCACAAAGGCTTTCGCGTGATGCATGTCGTGCCGCGCGTTGCCTTCAATGCCAGCACGGCTTCGGCTGTGTATGCGGAGCGCTCATTTCAACTGACCGGCATCGACCCAGAGCTGCAGCAGATCGAGGATGACTTGGTCTACGGCGAAGGCGGCGTGACACCAGAACGTGTCGCCGCGGCCATTCGTGAGAACCCTGTCTACGCCCCGGACCTTACCGAGTTCGCCGAACGCTGGAAGGCAAACGACCTGGACGACGCAATCGCTCAGGAAATGGAGCGCGAGCCGACAGCCGAAGAACTTGCCGCCGCCGAAGTGACCCATGAGCGCCTGATGCAGTTCGTCAAAGGGCTGCAGCGCGGGCTCGATGGCAAGCGTGGTCGCGAAGTATCTCGCAGGTAACCACCCTCCCTGCCCCGCAGAGCCGGGGTAGTCGAGTGGTTATTTCCTGATGAACAAGTTTTTGGAGAGAGCAGATAGGTGGATCGGCGTGGAAAGCAGACACGCGACGTTAGGCGAGCCCGAGGACGCTCGGCACGTTGATCTCTAGAAGCGGTTCTAGCCCCAGTAGCGCGGGGCATCCACCTACCTGCTCTTTGTATTGATTCCCGACATTCACCACGGAGAGAACACCGGAATGAAACCCGATCCCACTCCCACCCTGGAAGAACTGCAGGCATGAGAACCGCAATCGTGAACTACCGGGGCATCGAGCTTGAGTGTGATTTCGAGTTCGATCCTCCCGAAGCAAGGGATTCGGATCACCCTGGATTTCCTGCGGAGGCCCATCTCGATTCCTGCCGTCACAAGGGTGAGGACATCACTGAAATGCTCACGGGAAGCCAAATCGATGAGATCGAAGTGAAGTTGGCTGAAGAGATGGAAGAAAGGATGGGTGTATGAATTCGAATCACACTGCCGCCCCGTGGGCTTGGAGCGAAATCGACCCCGAGGATAAAGATTGGGGGGCTTGCGAGATCGTCGCCGGACGTGAACTTGTCTGCACTCATGTCATCGGGGTGGATAACGCGAAGCGCATCGTTCAATGCGTCAATGTGCATGATGATCTTGTGGACGCTCTGCGCGAGGCTGACATCGCTTTGGAAGCCGCGCCTGACAGCATGACGAAGCAGATAGCGCGCCTAAAGATTCGATCCGCCATCTATAAAGCACGCGAGGTGCGGCATGACTGACGTGAAGCACACGCCAGGGCCGTGGGAAGCCGCAGGGCATTGCGTGCGCACAGCATTTGCGCACGGCGATCCGGAGCAGCGCGGATGGCTCATAGCCGAATGTGCGATCGGCTCAATGCCCGGCTCTGCGAACGCCGAGTACATCGTCCAGTGTGTCAACGCGCACGACGAGCTGGTAGAGGTGCTGCGCGCTGCCGCGACTTCGCTGGAAACCATTTCGACGCTGAGCGGGCGCTACAGCTACGGCGATCCACCAATTCGGACCCACATGGACACGTTCATGGATGTGCGCGCCTTCGCAACGAGCCGCGCCAAGGTTGCGCGAGACGCGCTTGCCAAGGTGACCGGCATTCCCGACCAAGGCACCGGCTTCCTCCCGAAGAAGCTGGAACAGATGGGGAGCAAGAAGAAGTGATCCGCGCTCTCATCCGCTTCGCTCGCCTGTTTCCTCGTGAGCTGAATCGCTTGCATCTCCAATGGGCAAGAGCACATCTGACGAAGCACAACCCCAGTCATCCCGATCTGCCGTATGTGCTGTCTCAACTCGCCAAGCTGGAGCCGAAATGAACACCAATGCCGATCTCGACACCGAAGACGAGCCCTTGATCGATCCCATCAAAACGATGCGCTGGTCCGACATCGCATGGGCTCTTGCCATTGGCATTTGTGTGGCGGCGATTGTCGTTCCGGTGATGGTGAAGTGACATGGAGCTGCATCAATGCCCAGAGTGCAACGGAACAGGGCTTTTCGATTTCAGTGGATTCGGCCACTGCGACGCTTGTGAAAACTGCGGCGGAACCGGCTGGCTCGATGAACACGGCGAGCCTCTGTACCTGGAGCCCGAAGTGAAGGAATTGACCAATGAAAACAAGTGACAGCCAAGCCAACTTGATTGCGGCCCTTCTTGCCGCTCAGGGCGAGTTTCCTCCGGTCGAAAAGACCAAGGAGGGGCAAGCGGGAAACCGGAAGTTCAAGTACGCGCCGCTGGAAAGCATCAAGGCGCTGTGTGATCCAGTCCTGCGCAAGCACGGGCTGATCGTCACGCAAGGCGCTGACGGTCACGTTCTGGAAACGCGCCTGGAGCACACATCCGGGGAATGGCGCGAAACCCGCATGCCTATGAACGAGGTCCATTCCAGCGATCAAGCCTACGGCATCGAGTTCTCTTACAAACGTCGATACAGCTATCAAGCCATCATCGGGATCGTCACTGAAGAGGATGTTGACGGGAACGCCCGCAAGCGCGGCGAAAAGCCCGTCGATGCCAACAACATCCATGCCTTGAAACACGCAGTCAGAGACGGGATTGGCGAAGACCTCCCCGAAGACTGGAAGACGTACCTGCGCGATCTTGCTGACGACTGCACGGCATTCGTGAAGCAAGGGAAGGTGCAAGCCGCCTATGAGGCCATCCAAGAGGCGCAGCTGGAGGCGGACCAGCATACCTACATGTTCAATCACATGGACGCGCCGATCCGTTCCGCTCTGAAGAAGTACGGCGATTCACTCAAGGAGGCAGCGTGAGCTACACCCCCAAAGAAGGCTCCGGGGCCTTGTTCAAAAACGACAAGGGCGACAACCCTGCGCGTCCTGACTATCGCGGTGATGTGATGGTCGGCGGCGTCCTCTACGAACTGTCGGCATGGATCAAGCCGCTTCCCAGCGATTCCTCGAAGCGGTTTATGAGCATCAGCGCGAAGCCGAAGGAGCAGCGCGGCCAACAACGCGCACAACGCCCAGCACCGCCGCCTCGCCGTCACTCGTCTTACGACGATGGTCCTCTCTGATTCGGAGTCTCACCCCATGACCGACCAGCAAAGAGCATCTGAGCGGCAAGAGGCGCGCAAGTACCTTGAAGCAAGCCCCATCAATTGGTGGGCTGTGCGCGACGAGGAGGTCAAGTTCAGTCCCGACGGCGACGAGGTATGGCTTGTCGGGAACGCTGCCTTTATTCATGGGTGGCAAGCCGCCCGCGCCTCATCCCCGGCACCGCAGCCCGGTTCGCGCCGCCCGGAAGGTGATTGGGTGGGCGACCGTGAGCTCATCGAGGACTCTTGGCGCGACGACTTCTGGGGCTGGGGCCCGCACCGCAACGGCAAGAACATGCTCGGCAAGTTGTGGATGGAAATCCGCTCCGAACTTCGTGCCGCCCTCTCTCCATCTTCACAGGAGCATACGAAATGACGCTGGAAGAAATGTTCGCGCAATGCGAAGAAGACTACCTCGACTTCGCTGCATTCACCAACCCGCCGAGCGAGCGCGCCGATCTGGCGGCGTTCATCCTTCTGGACAAGCTCCAGCCGGGCGGCGGCGACATCATCGAAGCATCGGAGCACGACGAGTTCTTTCTCTCGATCGACTGCGCAGAGCTGGAGAAAGTTATCACGCTCGATGACGTTCGCAATCTGCGTCGCTGCGGTGTGATGTATAGCGAGGAGTACCAATGCCTAAGCATGTTCTCGTGAGCTCTCCATCTTCACCAGGGGCGCAGACATGAGTGAAGTCCTCGTGACCATCACGCGAAGCGCGAGAGTTCCATCCGATCCGGCGCGTTGCGTCAATTGGGCGTATCGCACGAACATGCCGAAGGATCAAAACTTTCGGTGCGAGCAGCTACGCGACGAAACCGTCCACCTCAGTGACCGAGATGCTCAGTCAAGTGGGCTTGGCGTGTCAGGCGGCTCGATTCTTTCGTTCTCGTGCGCGTTGTTCAACGTCGGCTTGCGCCACCAATACGGACATGGCGTGCTGAAGTGCGCCGAGTGCAAACAAGCCTCTGGCATGAACTCTGGGGCGCAGACGAATGATGGCTCGGGAGGTGAGACGCGATGAGCAACTTTCAAGAATGGCTCTTCCGCTTGTGCGTTCGTTCGGCGCTGCATGCGATTCCGTACACGGCTCGCATGTTCGCTGTCATCCGTCAGGAAGCGATGAAGTTCTATCCTGAGGACAACGCCTACGGCATCGATTCATACCTCAAGGAAGCAATGAGCTACAGCGATCCGCCACCCTCGGTTCCTCTGGCATGAACTCTGTCGCATCAGTCGGGGCGAAGGGCATGAACTCGGATGGAGGGAAGAGCAATGGCGCATAGCGGACTTTCGGTGACGCTCGCACTGGCTGAGGCCGACCAGCGAGCCGCTATCACGATGCTGATCGAGGTCGCCCGCTCCGCATTCCACGCGGCTGATAACAGCGAAGACGACGGCGACCCGGAATGGATCAAGGTTGATCGCGCCAGTTTCGACGCGATGAGCGACGCGCTCGACAAGCTAGACACGCTTCCAGACGACCAGCCCGGCTACGTCATGGGGCCCGCAGCGAAGGCTGAGTGGGCGCTGCGCGCGCTCTTCCCGACAGTGCCCGGTGGCGTGAACTCACCTGATGGAGCACAACGATGAGCGGACACGGCAATCAAGATTCCGACTACTTCTACAACCGCGTGGTGCGTGAGTGCTGCAACGAAGAGTGCGGCTGGAAGGGCCACACGCGCCGGATGCTCGGCAACGTCGGGCCGCTCTGCCCTGACTGCGGCGAGGTCACGGAAGCCGCTTCTGGCGTGGATTCGTCTGTCGCCACTGTTTCGGGCCGCGTGTGGACCGAGGCTGAAATGCTCGCCGCGATCCGCAAGGTGGGCGGCATCGTGCACAGCGACGGCAACGTGTTCTTTACGAACTGGGGCCGGATGCTCGCGGCGGTCGATGAGCTGGCGAAAGTCGCCCGTGGCGTGGATGCGGCTCGCGGCCTGTCAGGCGAAGCGTGGTCCGCCGTCACGAAGCGATGCTTCGATACGGGTGGCAATGCGGCGTGCGCCGACGTGTTGCTGTCGCGCTGCGCGCTCTGCCCGAACCGAAAGGACGCCTCTGGCGTGCAAGTCGGTTCACCGGATGCACAACAGCAGCTTCTCAATGACATGGAATACCACATCCGTGAGGGCCTTGTCGCGACACCCGTCCTCATACGCGAATGGATCAAATTGCTGCGCACTGCTGGCGTGACAACGCCCCTAGGTCAAGGCAATTCGCATCACACGCCCATGGAATCCAAGGACCCGAAATGACGACACACACTGATGATTCCCTCGGCAGCATTCCCGCCCTTCCGTGTCCGTTCTGCGGGTCGAGCGGCTTGCTTGAGACGTGCCCGGCCGAGAGCACGCAGAGGGAGCTTTTCTGGGTTGAATGCAAGGGAGACAACTGCGGCATTAGTGGCAGGATTCGCTATACCGCCAATGACGCTATCAACGCATGGAACCGCCGCCCTGCTCCAGCAGCAGCGGTGAGGATGCCCGATCAGCTCATTGAGAGCGTGCGTGGCCTGCTAGCTTGGTGGGACAACCCACACGTCGAACATGAAGCGTTCATTGTCGCCAATCTTGCGATGTGGATAGACCGCATCCGCGCTGCAGTGGATGTTGGAGCAGCAGCGCCAGTAGGGGGAGAGGCGACGCTGAGCGATCGGGCGAAGTACTACGAAGAGTGCGCAGTCATCGCGGAGAACACCATCGTCGCTGAATACGAGGGCGTGGATTGCTACGGCGACAAAGCTGCAGACGCCATCCGTCGCGCTGCAGGAGTCACCCGCCATGGCTGACACCGATCCGTTTCGGCCGCGCCCTGAACCGGCGCTGACCATCTACGAAGCGTTTCAAGCCGAGGCCAAGAAGCGCAAAGGCCGATCTCTCGATGAGTGGATCAAGGCCGAACGCGAAGCGGTCTGGCACGCTGCCGCCACGTACGCACAGCAACACGGCATGAGCGTGCCGACGATTGATGAAGTTGCGCGCGCCGAACGGTACGCCATGGGCTCCGTCGATTACGGAGCGAAGTGGGCCTACCAGGTCGAACGCTACATGAAGGAACGCCATGCCTGACACCATCAGCATCGAGGCTTCGGATAGGGAACTTCTGGAGCTGGCGGCGAAGGCCGCAGGAATTCGGATCAAGTGGGACAAAGATGGTGAGTTGCGCTCGCCATTGCTACGAGATGCCCTCGGCGACGTTCCTTGGAATCCGCTCACGGACGACGGGGATGCGCTGAGGCTGGCTGTGAAGTTGGGAATGAAGCTTCAAGTTCGTCGCGGCGTCGAAACCGAGGCGTCCTATGCCGACAAAAAGTACGGCGGCTGGAGCTGGGAGACAGAGGGCCATTCTGGCGATCCCATGGCCGCCACTCGCCGAGCCATCGTAAGAGCAGCGGCCAGCATCGGAGAGCAGCAATGCCGTACATAGCAGGAACACGCGGCGCGGTAGCCGAAGACCTCTCGGGCCGAGTGTTTTGCCGCTTGACCGTTCTAAGACGTGACATGACGAGGAAGTCGCGCCCGCATTGGCTTTGCGAATGCGTGTGCGGCCAACATACAACTGTTGCCTCATGCGAACTAAAGAGCGGGAAGACAAAGAGCTGCGGCTGCCGGGATAGCCAGCGGAAGCGCACGGCCACGGTCACACACGGCCTCAGTAGGACGCCGACTTATGTCACATGGTGCTCAATGCTCGCGCGCTGTAGCAACCCCAAGTTGCGCTCATACCCGTACTACGGCGGCCGTGGCATTAAGGTGTGCGAGCGTTGGGAGACGTTCGAAAACTTCCTCGCTGACATGGGTACGCGTCCTTCTGGACGCTCTATCGATCGCATCGACGTGAATGGAAATTACGAGCCTGGCAATTGCCGCTGGGCAACGGCATCAGAACAACGTCGCAATCAACGTCCTAGAGCAGCCGCAGAAATAGCCCGTCAGGCTTCGGATCGTGGAGGTGAGAGATGAGCGACATCAGGTCCGAAGTAATCGAGCGCCTACGTGCATGCGCTGACGATCCCATGTGGGCCGACCACGCCGAGGTCAGTAAGGCGACCCTGCGCGCAGCGATAGCGCTTCTGGAGCTCGGCGATCCCGAGAGTGATCCGAAGGGAAACAAAAATGCGAGTTGAAGCCACGTTGCCGCCTCTGGTCGAACCGCCAAGGGTGAAGGCCCCCGAGGTTGATCTGACATGCGGCGCTGGTGCTGAGCTGAAGCGCGTGCGCGAAGCCCTGCGCATCTCGCAAAAGGAAGTGGCTGACGCGGTTGGCTTGGAGCGGACCAGCATCACGAACATTGAGCGTGGAAGACAGAAGCTGTCGCTCGTCACGTTCAAGGCCATCGCTGACGCGCTCGGGATGGAAATCGTCATCCATCTCAAACCGAAGGCTGTTGCCGCGTCAGACGCTATTCCTGGGAGTGAGAGATGAGCGCTGACCGCGGCAAGTGGTGGGTGTTCCGCCTCCCGCAGTGGCTGGAGTGCATGGCTCGACGCAAGCACACGCTGGTTCACGTCGAGAACATCTACGGCGACGAAATTCTTCTGCTCGGCTGCCGCTCGATCTGGAAGTGCTCGCACTGCGGCTTCCACTTCCGCAAGCCGAACCTCGCGGCTGAGAGCGTTCCGTTCGCCACCCCATCAGAAGTGATGCCGGAGAAGTAAGTGAGTGACAGTATTACGCTCTCACCCGACGAATTGGAAGCCCTGACAGGCTACACCCAAGCCACGAAGGTATTGCGGGTTTTGCACTCTCGCGGGTTCCTGCGCGCTTTCATCAACCGAAAGGGTGAAGTGGTCTTGGAGCGAAGCCACTACGAAGCCGTGACGAGGTCAAAGATGGAAGATGCCGTTACTGGCTCTCGCAAGGCCGCTAACTTGAGCTTCCTGCGTGCAGCATGATCCGACGCCGCGCCAAGCCTGACGGTCTTCCTTTCCGCGTCTACGAGCGGTTTGGAGTGCGCACGTACTCGATCGGGTACAAGATGCGGTCGGGGAAGTGGTCCTATCGCTATGAGTGCGCTGTCGATGATGCGCAGAAGATTCAAGAGCTACGGCGCAAGGCGATTCTGGAATCAGCCAACATCAAAGAGGATCGGCCTATCGGCGGGTTCTCAGGTTTGATTGATGCGTGGTTCGAGTGGCAGGGCGATTTACCCGAAGGCGACAAGCGCAAGCGCAAACCCTCCACCATCGCGGAGAACAAGCGCGAGGCGGCGAATCTGAAGAAGGCGTGGGGGCACTTCGAAGTCAATGAGATCACACGCACCATGGGGTACGAATACCTCGATGCTTGCGCCAAGGCTCGGCCCGAGAAGGGCAACAAGGAGATGGCCTTGGCTCGCCTCATTCTGGAGTTCGGCATCCGCAAGGGCGTTCTTTCGGAGAACCCGCTGAATCGGCTGACGAAGAACAAGACGGCGAAGGCTCGGCGAAGGGTCACTGCCGAGGAATTGGCTCTGACCGTAGAGGTCGGGCGAAAGATGAAGGGGGCGCCTCTCATCGTGGCCTTGGGTCTAAAAACCGCGTGGCTCTGTGTGCGTCGCTCCGTGGAGGTTCGTGCGATCCAGCGTCAGGCGATTCGAGAAGACGGCATCCTCTGGCACGATGGGAAAGACCCAACGAAGCCCGCAATCCTCATCGAGTGGAGCGACGAGCTGCGCGCCACGATCACAGAAGCGCTAGAAATAAAACGCAGCAAGGTCGCTGGGACCATGTACGTCTTCGGCAATCTCCGACACGGATCAAGGTACACCAAGGGCGGATGGAAATCCGTGTTGGACGACCTGATGACCGAATGCGTCAAAGTCGCCAAAGAGCGCAAGATGCCGTTCCGCAAGTTCAGCCTGCAGGACTGCCGTCCTATGGGAGTGTCCGACAAGCTGGAAAAGGGCCATCAGGACGTGCAAGATGCGACCTTGCATTCAGATGGGAAGATGGTTGCGCGGGTGTACGACCGGCGCGAATTCAAGCGGGCTAAGCCTGCTGCCTAGGAGAACACAATGTGCGAAGAAAATGCGATGGGTGGCATGGAATGCCCAGCTGGAAATTGCTGTCGCGAGGGCATCTGCCAGCGTGACACATATTCCAAAGTCTGCTACCTGAATTCCAACGCTATGGAATCGGGAGCAAACTTTCAACACAGTGGCGGAGTGGACGGGACTCGAACCCGCGACCCCCGGCGTGACAGGCCGGTGGATGATCTCAGCATTGGCGCGGGTTTCAGCCTCTTTTCATATTCCAAAGATGGCCGATTTCCTGAGGAGTTTCCCTCTGACGCCAAAATAGCATTCCAAAGAATTTCGGGTCGCCGCCCGGCTTTGAAGGAGTCGATATGACCAGCCCTACCCTAGAACTGCCGCCGCCGAATCTTCTGGAAGACCGGCAATTCGCCGAACGCGCGAACGCCTATCGAACAGCCGATGACGGGCAAATCAAGGATGCCTACGTTAGCCTTTGCCTTTATGTTCAGTCCGTAGTCGAAATTGCTGCGACTCGTTCGCGCCGACAGGCACTGGAGGAGGCTGCCAAGGTGGCATGGAAATTCGGCGGCAATCGCCGTGATGTCGTGGCCGACGCCATCCGAGCCCTGACGTAGCTCCTACTTCGCTGTGGCCTGCTGAACGACTGCCTTCATCTCGTTGGCATGCTGGATGGTGCGCAGCCCAGCGTAGGCCCAAGGAAGGGCGAGCAGGATCATCAGGATAGTGGTGTCCGGCTTCGCGTTCGCGAAGACATAGGCTCCTGCTCCCAGAAGGCTCACCCAGCTTTGGAGGGGGCGGGTCCATCGTACCAGCCGATCATCGGCCTTGTCGCCAGCTCGGATCGTCTCCTGCGTCTCGTGCTGTTCGGCCTGCTCATCCTCAAACTGAAGCTGCGCCATCTTCTCGATGTGCGAGTTGATGTTCGCCTGCTCCTGAATGGCGAGCTCGCGTAGCTTGACAACCGTTGCCGGGTCTTGCTGGAGGGCTTGCAGGGCCTGCAAGGGATCGGCCGTTCCGGTCGCACCAGCCACCAGCTTCACGCCGAGCGCCATTGCCGCAGGAACGTTCCCTGTCAGGAGGGAGCCGACCAGGGCAGCCCCCGTTCCTGCATTGGCCTTGAGCCAGTCGCCTACTGAATTCCAATCCATCACATCTCCTTCATCGCCCAACG